GGAACAAAACAAGACGTAGATAACAATACATTTAAAGGATTTAGTTTATGAGTGTGACTGTATATACAAAAGACTTGTGTGGCTACTGTGATGCGGCAAAAAGTCTCCTAAGAAAAATGAAGGTTCAATTTAACGAAGCAAAAATTGGAACAGATATAACCAGAGAAGAGTTGCTTGAGATTGCTCCTCATGCACGTACTGCACCACAAATTGTAATCAACAACAAGGTTGTTGGTGGTTACGACGACTTAGTTGAGTATATTGAAAATACAGGATGGAATGGTTCTGGCTACTAAGTAGTTGCATGAATTACAACATCTGGAACAAGTGGGATAAACTCCAAACAGTAATGCTTGGCGAATGCTATTCACCAGAATTTTTCCGTGATATAAAATCTACAAAAGTACGTTCAGCATTGCAACACATTGCCAGTCAAACACAAGAAGATCTTGAAGGCTTTGAAAAAGTTTTAAAAGACTTTGGATGTGATGTTATTCGACCTAATATGAATAAAAATGATTCTATTATGAGTTATACTGATCATGACGGAAAATTGTCAGCAATACCACGTAGTCCGTTACAACCAAGAGATTGTCAATTAGTAATTGGTGATACCCTGTTTTATACTGGTCATGATCATCTTGGAATAAAACAATCACTTGATGATTATAATAAAAATTTTAAACATATACGTTCTCCAATTAATGAAGCATCCTTTAATGGTCACAAAGGAGAAGATGCCCCTGATTGGCCTACATATGTAGAATATGTACGAAGATTTGTCAATAACCAACCATTCAGTGATAAACCTGATATACACAATGAACTTTTAGATAGACTTAGAGAAGAAATACCTTTTGGATTTGCTATGCCTGCTCCATCAATTACTGTGGTTGGACAAGATATATACGTTGATGTCTACAGTGAAACTTATCCTATTTTGCTTGAATATTGTTGTAAACAGTTTGCAAAAATGTTTCCAAATTTCAGAATAAATCTACTAAGCATTGGTGGACATAACGACGCTTGTTTTCATACTATCAAACCTGGTGCAATACTTAGTTTATATGAAATACAAACTTATAGTGAAACGTTTCCTGGATGGGATATATGTTACTTACCAGATCAAAGTTGGAGCAAAGTTAATAAATTCTTAGAGTTGAAAACGAAAAATTCTGGAAAGTGGTGGGTGCCGGGCGAAGAAGATAATGAAGAGTTTACGCACTTTGTAGAAACATGGCTACAAGATTGGGTGGGTTATGTAGAAGAATCAGTATTTGATGTAAATGTACTTGTCCTTGACGAACATCATGTTTGTGTAAGTCAACCAGATAATAAAATTGTAAATGCATTCTTAAGAAAACACAAAATGGAACCTGTGTACGTGCCGTGGCGTCATAGATATTTTTGGGACGGTGGATTACATTGTATTACACTTGACCTAAGCCGTGAGGGCATACAAAAGGACTATTTTCCAGAGAGAAAAACTGCAATAACTGACAAAGGATTTTAAATGTTAGAACCAAATAAAACTTACTCATTGCGTCTTTGTGATAGTAGTGAAATTATATGCAAGATTGTTAGCTCAGATAGCAATGAAACAATTATTGCTAATCCATTTACTTTAATACCCACACAACAAGGTGTACAACTTTTGCCTGCAATGATGAGTGCAGACGAGACAAAAAATGTGACCATAAATACAAATAACATTACAATGTACACTGAAACAAATAAAGATGTTGTTTCAAGTTATATTCAAGCGGTTACTGGACTTGTAACCGCACCAAAAGGAATATTAAAAGGATAGAGATGCCAGGAGCAGTTAGAATTGGCGATGTAAACTCAGCAGGCGGGGCCGCAGTTGGTACAGGTGCCTTGTCAGTAATTATTAATGGAAGGCCTGCTTGTCTGACAGGAACAAACGTAACTCCGCATCCTTGTTGTGGTGCTCCTGGATGTTCTATACATTGTGCAGCAAGCACAACACTTGGATCAATGAGTGTTCTTGCAGAAAACAAACCAATCAACTACGTTGGTTCTCCAGATACTTGTGCTCATACAAGAGCAACTGGCAGTACCGACGTTATAATCCCAAGAGGTTAGTATGGCTTGTGGTGGTGCAATTACCGCAACAGTTTTAACCGCTGGTGCTGGACTCGCAGGAAACGTTGGCGGCAATCCTTTAGAATCAATTAGTGGAGCTCCACTTAATATCACAGATGCAACAACTGGACTGGCTGGTTCTCCAACCATGGCTGGTTTAACCAATGTACAGAGTGCAGTGCAAAGTTTGCCTAACATGGCGGCTGTGACCAGTACTGTATCAGGAATTACCAGTAGCCTACCTGCAAGCTATCAACAAAGTTTTAGCAACATGGCCAGTGGACTTGGCGATAATGTGTTTAGTGCAGGTTTTGATGTATTTTCTGGAGATGCACTGTCAGTTATGGGTGCCAGCAGTGGAATATCTAATGTACTTCCAACTGGACTTAATAATGCCGCTAAAGTCATGGGCGGTAGTGTAAGTGCTGGAAATATTGTTGGTAACGCAAGCAAATTTGGAAGTGTACTCGGTGCAGCTGAAGGATTTGTAGGAAGTTCGAATCAAATGATAGCCGCCGCAACAAATGCCGCAGGTAGTTTTGCTGGTGGGACCTTTCCAGGAATGGACGCAATTAGTTCAGGTGGGTTGAGCGGTATTACAAATGCTTTACCAGATTTTGGAACAGATCTTGGTAAGTTAGGAAGCACAGTTGATTTTGATAGTATAAGCAATCTTGGATCACCAGGGCAACTTTTAAAGAACATGGATGTTGCTGGTAATCTCGGACCAATGTACGAAAAAGTAGCAAATATTAAAGTAGATCCAAGAGTCGCAAGTTCTCTTGGTGGATCACTAAGCAGTGTTACAAATGCTATAGCAAATAACACAGGTGGACTCACTGTTGGTAATCTTGGCATAAGTGCAAGTGATATTGCACAAATAGGCCCTTCTTTACCAAATAATGTTCAAGGACAAATTTACGATGCGTTTGGGGACTTAACAACCACAGAAGTTTCTGAAGTAAAAGGCATACTAAAAAATACACAACCTACCATTGTCGATGGTACAGATTTTATGAATCCGCAAAAACTTTTTCCAACAAGTTCATCGACACTGACTGCACCATTAAGGACTTCGAGTGTTGGAAATAGAGCAATATACACTGCAAACGGTGCAGTTAATGAAGAATTTGCCAGCTTAGGTAATAATTTATTAGGTGCTTTGCCAGAAGATCTTGCTATTGCAAATGGAGCATTGGCAAGAAGTTTTGGTCAAATCAAAGGAATCGAAAAGACCAATACAGATGATTTAACAACCGCAGTTAATACTCTTGAAGTAAACAAAGATTTGCCATTAGTACAAAACCAAACACAATATGTTTCAGACGATGTAGTAAATTATTGGAAAACCACTTATGGAACAGAAAGTAACATACAATTAGCCACAGGGCCAGATGGAACTTTTAGTGTAAGTGATGTGATTGGATATGCTGCAGGATATAATAGTTTTGCTCCTCTACAACAGAACCAGATACTAATGCAGGAACTAATTGACAGTGGTGCAATGAATGTGTTCTATGCGGATAATGGTTCATCTAGTTCTAATACTGGCATTTTAATTGTGATGGATTATTTTATAGCAGGTGCTTATGATCCCACTGCTCCAGCAACCACACCATATGTTATACCAGCAGGCGTTTATGGTGAAGGAACTTATGCAACTCAAGAAGATTGTTGGAATGGTATAATAGCTGCCGCACAACAATTGATGCAAGACTTTTATAATGCTCATCCGCAGGCACAAACAATACAAGCAAACTTTAAAAGATTACAAGAACAACAGGCCAGAGAAAAATTAATTCGTGCAAAAATTGATCTGGATCTTGATGTTGTGCCTACAAATACAAATAACGCAGTTCAATTGGCAGCAAATTTACCAAATTATGGCCTTGATACATCAGCTGGCGGTACTGGTGAACTTTTAGAACGTGTTATGAATTTTGATAGCACAGGTGGCCAAGCAAGTGTAGCCGCAATGAGAGAAGCAAGAAACATTGATAAGTTAGCCGAAGCAAATATAGTGCAAGATGGTCCTATTCCAACAACACCACCAAGTAATCCAGGTTCGTTGTTAAGTGGAACATATACAGTTGCAGAAGCAGATGCAATTATAATTAGAAATTAGGTTGACAAACTTCCATTCTTGTTGTATATTAATAGTATGATATGTAACAGAAATGGAGACATCACTCGTGCTAAACAAAATAAAATATACTTCAAAAAATTATAATGGATTACAAGTGGCTTGCGATTGGATACAAGATCTCGAGGAAAGCAATAGTCGCTTACACAAAGAAGGTGTAATTGAAAAAGCACTTGTGGCGGCTAGACTTGGTAGTCATAGTGCAGAGTGCTTTTTGTACAACTGCTACCTAGCATATAATCCATACTTCATGTATAACATAAAACAAGTTGCTGAAACATCTGGCTATGAACACAGAGAAAATCCATGGGTATCTTTTTGGGGATTATGTGAAAGTTTACGTACAAGAACTATTACAGGTAATGCTGCCAGAGAAGCAGTAGAACTAATGAGTGAAAAGTTTGACAGTGATCAATGGAATCTACTTGCTAGACGTGTGCTTATAAAAGATTTACGTTGTGGTATCACAAGTAAAACACTTAACAAAATCGTTGGCAAAACAGAATGGAAGATTCCTGTGTTTGAAGTACAACTAGCAACAGACTCAAAAGGACATCCTAAGAAACTTGCTGGTGAAGTTATGATTGAGCCAAAGTTAGATGGTGTGAGAACTATTGCAATCATCCATGCAAATGGTACTGTAAACTTGTACAGTAGAAACGGTAAAGAGTTTGAAAATTTCCCACACATTGCACAAGAACTTGCTAAGATAGCAGACACATTTAGATCACACGATACTGATGATATTGTAATTGATGGTGAGATTACTGGCAAGAGCTTTCAAGAACTTATGAGAGGTGCTACTAAAAAAGACCATACTGCAACTGACAGTGTGTTTAATGTGTTTGATTTTATGCACCTAGAGGATTTCAAACGTGGCTTTAGTAACACAAGTCAAATTGATAGACTACTTGCATTAGAAAGTATAGTAAATAGAGTACAAATGCAAAATGTTGTTATGGTTAAAGGTAAGCAAATTAACCTAGACGAACCTGAAGCACACGAATTTATGGCAAAGTATGCAAATGACTGTGTTGCTGAAGGATACGAAGGCATTATGATTAAGAAACTTGATGCTCCATACGAATGTAGACGTAGTACATTTTGGATGAAGTGGAAGCCAGTTATAACAGTAGACTTGGAGGTAATTGACATTGAAGAAGGAACAGGAAGAAATGCCGGACGTTTGGGAGCTCTTGTATGCGAAGGTGTTGACGACAATCGCACCATACGTGTTAACGTTGGAAGCGGCTTGTCTGATAGTGATAGGGATGATTTTGGACTAGAAAAG